GAAAGCGTAATCAAAACAAGCCCTGTGCCAACCCAAGTCCAAGTGTTATCTACAAAATAATCTTTAATCTTTTTCATTGTCTAATCCTTGTAGTCGGCATTGGAAGCATAGTCAAAAGACCGCCGATGGCGACAAGGCTTCTGCGCTGCGAAACAGGGATATTAGAACCATTCGGCACATACTGTTCAAATTGTGAACCGAAAATATCTATAACTTTCTCAAAAGTTTTCTTCACCTTGCTTGGTGCTTCACTCAACACTTCGCTCATCTGAGCAGCCTGCTCAGCCGACAATTCCTCAACCACAACAGATTCAAAGATCCGCTCTGCTTGTTCTTCTGTTATCGCTTCAAGCACCACAGGCGACACTACGAGTTCAACCGCCTGCGACTGCGTAAGGTTCGTTGCCAAAATCGCCTCAACTATTGCCACCACCTTTTCAGGTTCGGCTTCAGCGATCTCGTCAAGTATCTGCTCAAACACTTCTTCGCTGATTTCACCTGTTTCATTGGTTTCTATCTCAATAACACGCTCTAGGATCGCATTAGAGCCTTCTAAATCGTCAATCTGAGGTAAGGGTAGGGGCGTTGCTAGATCGTCTAATACGGCTGAATAGGAAGCGTCTAATAGAGGCTTACTCGTTGTAGTCGTATCAACAGGCTCAAGCAAGGTAGTCTGAACCGATGTTTCTACTTCTATCGGCTCTTGTGTGGTATCTGGCAGGCTGGTCGTGGGGTCTATGGTTTCTGATGTGGTTTCTGTTGTCGTGGTCTCGTCTTGTTGCCCAGGTAGAGGCTCGGAAACAGGTGCGGAAGTATTGGGAACAGCAACGGGCTGATCGGTTGTAGAGGTCGTTTGTGTCGGTGTTGAAGGTAATTGAGTCGTTGTGGTCGTTGTGGTGGCAAGGGTTGTCGTGGTATCTGCAACTGATGTGGTTGTGCTTGTCTGAACTGGCTCGCTGGTTGTGGTCGTTGATGTGGGAAGGGTTGTCGTAGATGAAACTTGTAGCGAACTTGATGTTGTTGTTTCTGGGAGTGTTGTTGTGGTTGTCGTGGTCGTGGTTGTTGTGGTCGTTGTTGTAACAGCAACCTCGTTAGTAGTAAACGCCGAATCAGGCACAATCTCCCAGCCAGCCTCATCAATGTTCCAAGCCAACATAAAACAAGTGCCACCACCATTCTCATAAAACCAGCCGTCAAGCGCATAAGACCCAGCAACAAACTGTTCAGAAGTTTCAGCAGACCAAGAACAACCCTTATCGTTCCAAGTGCCGAACTCCGTTGCGCCGATCTTGACCGTGCCACCATCATCAGCAGCAACCATAAACTTAATCGTCTCATTCTCAGGCACAGCAATAAAGCCCGTGTAATGAACCATAAACAAATCATTCGGGCAATCACCGAACGGTTCACCGTCAAAGTTCCTGTTGATGTTGTTCTCTAACTCGCTATAACAGATCGGATACATATCATCTGATTGTGTTGGCGGTATCTCGCTGATCGTGTAACCGACAGCGTTCAAACCGTAAACAGGTTCAGCGTTCGCTGTTTGTGGGAAGAACGAGAACAGGATTGCTGGTAACGGTATAAGCCACCTTGTTAGATTGCGACCCACACTTTAAGGCTCGGCAGGTTCTTCAACTACAGGTGCAACAAACTCGTCAGCAACAGGGTCATAGGTGTAACCGATACCTGCGTATCTGCCACGAAAGTTGTTGTTGTAAGAAGTGCGCTTACAAGTCAAGCCTGAGTGCCAAGGTTGATTCTCGTAGAACTGTTCCCACGCTTCTGTAGAGCCGCCAACAACTGTGCCGTCAATATCAACTTGTGTAACTGTTTCATCAACACCCGTAATAACTTGAACTACAACATTGTCAGAATTGATAAGTGCATAGTGCGCCATTAGATGACCTCTGTTCTTAATTTAATTGTTTTACGAACATCGTGCATACCCAACAAACCATACACCGCATCGTTTTCAGGCAAAGTATTTTCTATATTCTCTAGGTCGTGTTCAAATCTTTTTGCATCAATGAAAGAATAAATCTTGTCCAGCACTTCGTTTGTGTCGGCAACTAGTTCTGCATAATCAATAAACAAAAACTCTCCTTGATTAACTTGTTTAGCCCATTCAACACCACGCAAAGAACGCATCAAAGGTTCGCTGTCCTCTCGTAGATATTCGTTTGCATTAAAAGGTTTATTGTTCAATTTGTGAAGTGACGCAAATGAATCAAGAATTTCATCTGTTGGTCTAGTTAGAACGATTGTTTTTGGTGTATCAGTAACATATCGGCGCAACAAATCTTGGTTAGGTGACAAAGTCCACGAACGACATTTATCAACCACGATTGGTCGTGTCGTGTTTTGATAGTAAATGTCAGGAATTGCTTTAACAAGTTGATACGCCGTATCATAACGATAGTTCGCATCCAACTGTTCTTTTGATGTTGTTTCACAGGACTGTTGCATATCCCACATTAATTGACACACAGCCGAATTACCTTCAGCATAAATATCGGGGTTCTGATGCAAGATAGCCGACAACAAAGTTGAACCTGAGCGTGGTAGACCACTAAGAGCAACAAATTGTTTCATTATGCGAAACTTATATTACCTGAACCAGCAGTAAATCGTTTGTACGAATACAAACCATCAGTACCCGTTGCGTCTGCTGTTAAACCAGCACCAACAGTTATGCTTGCTACTGAAGTAAGCCAACGCACAACCACAACCCCACTTCCACCACTTCCACCAACGCTAGTTGAAGAATGACTTGCACCACCACCACCGCCACCTGTGTTTGCTGCTCCAGCAGTTGCTTGAGATATTGTTGCTGTCCCCCTTGCACCGTTACCGCCACCACCTGCACCGCCACTTCCGATAGTTCCTGAGTATGATGAGCCACCGCCACCGCCACCAGTAGTTACCGAACTACCCGTGATACTTGTTGCGACACCTGCACCGCCATTACCGCCGTTTGCGCCACTACCATTAGCACCAACAGCCCCAGTTCCACCACCACCAGCATTGCCCACGCCAGAAGCAGGACCGCCAGAACTTGTGCCACCTGCAAAACCCTGATTTAGAAAACCATTGCCAGCAGCACCACTACTATTTGACCCGCCACCGCAACCACCGTTTTGACTATTTGAACCGCCACCACCCAACGAAAAAATAGGACCCATAGAACTAGCACTACCATTAGTGCCATTTTGATAACCACCACCGCCACCACCGCCAGCACCGACAAAGACATAATAATTTGTGCTGGGTAACAAATTTAATGTTGGCTCTATAGTGCCACCACCACCTGTCGCCGTTACCGAAGAACGCAAACCACCAGCACCACCACCAGCAGCATAAAAATTACCTGCACCGCCACCGCCACCTGCTTGAACGAGAAAATCAACAGCAAGACCAACCGTGCCAACGATTGTCGGTGTGTTACTAGCCGAAACATAACCCATCAACCTTGCAGCCATAACTAAACCTCACTCTCAAGATCAGGGCTAACAGGCGCAACAAAATCCTCTAATGCTTCATCGTAAGTGAAACCGATCCCAGCATAAGTTTTACCCTCAGTATCAAAAAAAGTTTCAACCCAACGACCCGTGTAGCGTTGCGGGTTCGCCTCTAGGAACTCTCGTTGAACTACAGCGACATGGGTTACTACATTGTTTTCGTCTATTTGTGCAAAAAATTGTCTGTCCATAATTAGACCTTAAACCTGACAAATACTGCGCCTGCTGCACCTGCGCCACCTGCTGATGCGCCTGCTGTACCGCCACCGCCTGCACCGTAATTTACACCAGCATTTCCGACACCACTTGTTTTGCCCGCAACGCCACCATTGCCTGCCGTTCCGCCTGTGCCTGTTCCGCCACCTCCGCCACCAGCACCAGCATAATAAGTTGAACCACCAATAAATCCACTAATGTCAATACCGTTTCCGCCTGTACCACCAGTAGTTCCGCTTCCGTTTCCACCTGCCGAAGAAACCCCGCCACCACCAGAACAACCAGCATCAGTGTTACTAGCACCACCATCTTTGCCGTATAGGGGTGTCATTGTAAATCCGCCTGCATAAGCAGCGCCACCGCCACCGCCACCAGATGCACCATTGCCACCGTTTATGCCAAGAGTGCCACCAAATGCACCTCCGATAACTGCACAAATCAAAGCGATAGCCGAAACAGCACCGTAGGTAGCACTTCCACCTGCACCAACATCAACCGCATATGTGCCAGCAGGAATATAAAAAGTTGAAAGTGTCGTAACACCAATAACTCCACCACCACCAGCACCACCGCTTGCGTATCCAGCCGAATATGGTTGTCTTGCTCCACCACCGCCACCAACAAGAAGCACATCAAATAAACCAGCCGAAGAAACAACAAGATTGCTGTCACTAGTAAAAGTCAGAAGCGTATAGTTCACACCACCAACTGTTATAGAACTTGAAGTGCCACCAGTCGCAACACCATAACCCGTAGTAGCAACAATAGTGCTTGTGCTTCCAGCACTTACATAACCAAGTTCACGCCTGTTCGGCATAGTTAAACCGTAATCTGATTAACGAAACCGTGAATACAAATCACATTCGCTGTCGCAGCAAACGCTTTAACAACAAGCGCAGTCGCATTACCTTTAATCAACAAACCAGGAATTACAGTCACCAAACCAGCCTCAGGTTGAATTGTTACTTCAATGTTGCCGTCTGGTGCTGTTGCTTCGCCCCACTCAATCGTCAATTTTACTGATGATGCAGAAGTGTTTACTGCATACAACCAGATCTCATCAAGGGTGGTGGTTGTTGTTGAACCAGTGTGAATTGTTGTGCCAGCAGTAGCAGTAGCAGCGACTTTGATTGCTTTGCCGTCTGTGCTTCCTGAAAGAATTTTTTTAGTGAATGTTGCCATTGTTTTCCTTTTAACCGAATACTTGTGAACTTAAAACTATTTGATCGCTGTCGCCAGCAACACTACTAGCCCCAAGATTAACAACCCAAGTATTTGTAGCGGTTTTGATAAGTGTAGCAATCTGATATTGAACCATCGCAAACGAGGTTGCTTGGCTTGTTAAGGTCACGCCTGCGCCTGCCGTTAAAGTTACAGCACCAGCACCAAGTTGAATGACAACTATCCGAACCCCAACATCAAAAGCGACAGAACTATTTGGTGGCACAGTTAAAGTGCTTGCCGAAGCGTTGCTCATCGTTACTTGTTTGCCTGCATCAGTTAAAATAAGCGTGTATGAAGTGCCTGTTTGGGCATTTACATCATCAGACCAAACGCTTGATTGCAGTTGATTCATCTGCGCTGCGGTCAATACCTGCGCTGCTGTGAAAGTCTGTCTTGCCATAGTCGCCTAGTGTAACCTATGCCAATGCGTTCGTGCTATCTAACACGAAAATAAGTGCTAAGACAATGCCTTATCGGAGTCAAGTTCACCACCAAGAATAAACGAACTGTTAAGCCCCCAAGTGGCTGTGCTAGTTGATGCGTTGGTTGTGCCGTTCCAGCCTTGTGTTGTGAGTGTGTATCCCGTGTAGGTGTCGGCGTATGTGCCATCAAAATAAGGCAACAACGACGAGCCTGTTTCAAATAAAATGCCGTCTATGTAATGAACTTCGGAAATTGCTACGCCAAGAACTCTTACTGACGGAACGCAAGTTACCGCACCAACTGGTGCAACTGCTGTCAATGCAAGCGTTCGTGTCCAACCCGTAGTTGAATTTGTTACTTCGCTTGTTTCGGGTGTTGAAATAATTGCGTTACTTGAGTTGTACCATTCAATCAAAACATCAACAGACCTTGCTGTGGTTGCTGCTCGTGTGTATGCGCTGAAAGTATATGTTTGACCTGCGGTAACAGGAATACGAGTTGCGCTAGTACCGTTAGTGCTGCCAGTTAAACCAGTAAAATATGCCCGTGAATTACCCGCTACCGTTGCGGTCAAACTTAAAGACGCAGAACCTAAATATGCTTGCGCTGTGCTACGAGCAATAGTCGCCGATGCGTTACCACCACCACCCCAAAGATTTGCATCTGTTTCAAAGTTTGGGTTAGTAACAAGATTGATGCGTGTGGTCGTAGTTGTATAACCGCCAAGTATCAATTCAAATAAAATTTCGGTGTTAAACAAGCCGACAGTAACCCGATGCTCGCCAGCCGTAATCAAATGAGTAAGCCGTTCAACCGCATAAAACTCGGTAACAGAAAGAGGCGAACCAGTCGTATAAGTTCTCGTCACGGTAACGACATCTTGAAGTTCAAGAGCGTTAATAGCGTCACGGTTCGGTGCTGACATAGCCGAAGTAATAAGCCCTAGATCATCAAAACGATACTGAGGATTCGCATACAGACCAACCAAATAGTTCGCTAAAGTTAATGCTTCGCTGTCTGATTCAAGCAACAAATCGGGTAGCGCATAAGTGGTTATTCCGAACTCTGCTTGTGAAGCAGCATCGTTAGCGATCTGAACCGTTCCACCTTGAATCGTTGCCTGAATACGGTTATAGAGAAACTCTTGCCCGTAAATAACCTCTAGTGCCGTATATGGAATGTTTGTGCCAGCGTCAGAGAACTCGGCTGCGACAGTCGCAAACGAAGCATCAAGACGATCAGTAAAAGTCAAGTCGCCGTTCGCAGCAATAAAGCAAGCACCCTGTTCGCTTGTAGCGATTTGCTGTAGATAAGTTAAAGCGTTCGTGTTTGCATCTATTTGGTATGCGCCTAATGTCGCTAACCCTGTAGAGATGTTGCGTGTGGTTAGAGGGTAATCAATTTCAGGCAAATCCAAAAGATAATTGACTCGTGCGCCCGACAATTCAACCGAAGGAGTGGTGTCAGCCTCAACAACCGTGTTCGCCAACAACACGAAATCATCTGCTGCCGTAATCGTAACCGTGCTTAAGTTGTAATCATAAACAACATCTATATCGGTGATACGACCCGTGAACAGATAGTTTGAACCTGAAGTGATCGTAACTTTACGGCGTGGCACAACACCAGAACGCCCAGCAGCAGTATCCCAATAAGGCGAATCCTCGTTAATCGGGTCAAAGCGTCTATCGTTATTCACCAATTTGATAGCGCATTGTCCTGCGTTAAATTGTGCGAACTGATCTTGTCTGCCACGAGTAATAGAAACTTCTTGACAGTATTCGGTAATGTCCACGCCTTCAAGGTTGCCGTCAAGAACAAACTCAGTATTATCTAAAACACCTGCTTCGGCATCGTCAAGCACAAAGAAGTTAGTGATGAAACCTACTTCAGCAAGAACAGTAATCTGCTCGCCTGATGCGAGAGTGGTAGCCATTTATGCCACCGTCAAAGGCAAAGCACCGTTCGTTCGCTCATAACGCTTCAAAGCGTTCACGATCTGTGTGCCGATATCTTTACCGTCAGCACCCATACCAGCCGTAACTTGAATGTTGTAAGTGCTACCAAACGAACCCATACGGTCAAGAGGAATGATCGCCTCTGCGCCTGCTTCACCGACCAGACCAAGCATCGCTTTAGTAACAATGCCACCGTCAGCAAATGTTCCCATACCGCCACCTATTAGTTCTTCAAGCGAAGGAACACGAATGTTTTTCAGATCTTCAAAAGTTATTTCACCGAAACCAAAATCAAAACCCGTGCCACCAGTAGCCCCACCTGCGCCATCGCCTGTTGCCAAATCAGGCACGACAACACCAGCGTTAGCGTCAGCAGCAGCCTTTTGCGCTTTAGTAATTTTTTTGCCTGCTTCTGCTCGTTCTTTTTCTGCTTCAGTAAGAGCGTCAGTAGCGTCTTTCAAACGCTCATAGGCTTGGACTCGTGAATATATCGCATCGGTTTGCGCTTTTTCTGCGTCTTTCAATTCTTTTAATACTTCGTTATAGGCATCGCTGCCTTCTTTAACTCCGTTAATTGTTACATCAAGTTTTTCTTGTGCAGCAGTTAAAGCCTCAACAGAATCACGCTGTTGATCGGTAGCGTCAGCGACAGACAACTTCGCTTGAGCCAATCTGATTTCGGCTTCACGAATCATTTGCGGTGTTGATTCAGGGTCTTTACGAACCTTTATCAGTTCCGCTTCAGCATCTTTAACAGCAAAGATCGCTTCCTCTAATGCATATTTTGCTCTTTCGGCTGCCCGTTCTGCTTTTGATCTCTCCTCATCAGCGTCTTTAGCCTCTTTAGATTCTTTTCCATAGCCTTTAGTTACGAGATTGAAACGCTTTTGTGCTTCAGATAATGCTTTGGTTTTCTCTAATAAGTCTTGATTTGATTCGTTTACTGCTTTGTTTGCGTCACGCAACGAACGCTGAGCCGAAGTAACACCTTTAATCGCATCAACATATTTTTGTAGTTTTTCCGCAGCAGATTCAACAACACCGCCACCACTTTTAATTTCTTTGTAACCTTTTCCTGTGTAATCCAAGAACTTGCCCATACTCAAAGCCATATTTTGATATCTGTCTGCTTGGGTCTGTAGTTGTTTTTCAGGTGTAACAACCATTCTGATCGCACCAGCAGTATTCAACGCTTGACGCTCAAGGTTCTTTAACTGTTGTTCAGTCATTTTTGACGCTTCACCGACACGACCTAATGAAACCCAGCCGACAGTTCCAAGTTTTTTTAGATCTGCACCAAAAAAATTAGCAACAGTTATCGCAGCGTTAATAACATTTACAACAACATTCCAAGCAGCAACGAAAAGATTTACAAATACTTCAACGATCTGAATAAGCCCATTAAAAACTACTCGCACAATGTCACGGAACACTTCAAATCTTTGATAAGCCAAAACAACAGCAGCAGCAAGAGCAACAATAGTGATAATAAAAACGGCTGCAAACGCAGCAAGTGGGGCAGCAGCGACAGCAGCAGCAGCAGCACTAGCACCGAACGCCACATTCACGATAGTGGCAACTTTTAATGCGATGTTATAGGCGACAATCGCTAATGCCAAGAACCCGACTGCGCCAGCCAAAGCCAAAACGACCTTCTCGTTGTCTGCCATAAAACCGAAAACAACCGTCATAACCGAAGTTATTTTTTCAAGAGCAGGCAGAAGTGCTGCGCCTAAACTTTCTTGAAACTCGGCAACATTGTTTTTAAGTATCTTCATTTTGCCAGCAGCAGTATCAGCAGCATTAGCAGTAGCACCACTAAAAGTTTGAGCCAGATCAGCAAAAACAACTTCCGTGCTTGCGCCGTCTTTAATCAAATCACGCAACGCAGGCGACAATTTTTGTAATGCTTTGTAATTACCTGCATATGCTTTAGCCAGCGCATCAGCAGCAGCCTGTAACGGTATGCCTGACGCTGTTGCTATGTCTTGCGCCAAAACTAAACCTGTTTGTGCTTTCGTCAAGTCTCTGGTGCCGATAACAAGCGAAGCGAGTGCAGCACGAAGTTCTGTATCAGCCGTGCCTGAAGCACGAGACATCGCTTCAATCAACGCTTCTGTCGTGGCGACAGTTGCCGATGAAGCACCAACCACATTCTGTAAAGTTTGAGCCAACTTTGCTTGCTCTAATTCATCAGCAGCAGCAGCCTCAGCAGCCCTAAAACCTGCATACGCTAAACCACCGAGCGCAGCAACAGCAGGCAAAAATGCTTTCTTTAATAAAAATGATGCTTGCTCTGTGGTCGTTTCAAGTTTCTTGAACTCGGTGATGGCTTTAGATATGCCCTTCGCATCAAAATCGGTGAGTATGTTTATGCCAACAGCCATCAGTTACCTATATGCCTTGTCCATTAATTCGTTTTGTAGTGAGATCATCAACTTCTTTAACAACTTTCAACACTGCTTCTTCAATCATATTCTGATTGTTTTTAACTGCGCCGAACATAATACGAGAACGAGTTGCGCCACGCTTGCTTTTAACTTTTGTGTGTTTATCAAGATTGCCAATAAATGTTGATCCGCTTGATTCATATGAGCCACTACCTGCCGAATCGTAAACTTGACCGCCAGCATCCATCTGCTGAATACGCAAAATGCCCCTACCGCCTGAAGCGTTGCGTCTTGTTGTGCCACCTGAAATGGCTTTGACTTTTGTTGTAGCGGAAGAATTATACGGTGGCAATCGTTTAACGCCGACACGACCACCAGAACTATGCCAATTTTGAAGTGGTGGGCTGCTTGGAAAACGAGAACCAACTAGATCAGCCAATGGTTTTGCTGCGTCACCTAGACTCTTTTTGAACTCATTGAACAGTTCTTTTTCGTAGTTCTTCAGATAAAACAGTGTCTCATTTATCCCATAGAACTTGATTTCGTTTGCCATAGGCAAACATCATACAACTATCTGCGCTTACGGTTCGCCTGCTTAACAAGCCATCGTTGATACGCCAACATCGTTTCAAGCATTTCTTCGCTCTCATTCAAAAGCAAAGATGGCGCAATATGGTATTCGTGCGCTAGGTGAGCGATCAACCAATGTGCTGAATCTTCACCGAACTTTATTCTTTTGGGGAATCACCTTCATCTGCTGGTGTAACTTGTGCGACTGTAGCAATCCAATCAGGGTCAAACTTCAGTTTTGTTTTCTGTCTGTGTGTGAGAGCAGACCAAGCAAGCCAAGCAAGATCGGTTAAACGCATCTCTGTTTCTAAGCGCACAACGCTTCTTTGCCAAGTGCGTTCAAAGCCAACGAAGTCAGCGAATACTGCTTCAACAGGTTCAATCGTGCCGTCTAGATATTCAACTTTCAACGCAATTTTCATTGTGATCTCCTTCTAATT